ACTGAGCGCGTCCACCCCGGCAGATTGATGCCCGTCCTCCTGGGTTGTTCACCAGTCACCTTGGACTGACGGACAGTACGTAGGACCCGGACCTTATGGTGCCGGGTCCTACTACTTTTTCTGGGCGTGAACGGATAATTGAAGCACCAGGACAGTAGAAGAATCGATACTGTCACTTGCCCTGATGGAGCTTCTCATGACGTACGCCGTCACCACCAAGACCGTGGCGCAGTTAGCCGTCAACGACCTCGTGCTGGTCATCGCCAGCAAGACCGGCTTCGTCCGCGTCTACGACCCGACCCTCGGCGGGACGGTCTCCCAGTCCTCGGCGAATCTTCCGGCGGTCACCGCCGTCACCCTGAAGCAGGCCAGCGACGACGCCGCGCCCTGGTACGGCGCCGGTCACGGCGGGTCGGCGGGCCCGTACACGGGCGAGGTCCAGGTCGCCCTGGCCGTCCCGGCGGCCGACACCGTCAACGCCGCCAGCGTCCAGAACTTCAGCCTGGAGGGCTCCGCGTTCGTCGCGGTGGCCACCGGCTGACCCATTTTCGACACCGGGCCCCCTGCCGGGTTATGGTCTGAGCATCAAAGGTATAAGCCTTGATGGTCTGACAACTCAACAGGGAGCCTGCAACGCGGGTGTGGTGGAGCAGTACCACGCCGGGCCCATAACCCGGAGGCGCCGTGCGAATCGGACACCCGCTACCAAGGCTCCATCTGCCCCCGTATCCCAACGGCAGAGGAAGCTGTCCTAAAAACAGTTCAGTGTCGGTTCGAATCCGTCCGGGGGCACGCTAAGGTCAATCTCAGGGGGAGAAATGGTGCCGAAGGTCAGTCGGATGAAGCCCCGCCAGCTTGGCGGAGACAACCACCCGAATACGACCGTTGAACCGAACGTCGACACGGCGTGCTTCTCTCTCCGGCAGGTGAACGATGACGGATCCGAAGACCTGATCCACTTCTGCAACTGGCCCGCGATGCGAGACACGATCGACCAGTTCATGGCCGAGAGAGCAACAGAAGCATGACGCCTGAGCAGGTACACGACCTCATGGGGGCACCCCCCGATCCGGCCGGGGAAGGCAGTGGCTTCGTCAGCACGGGATCTCTCGGGCTCGACCGGGCGCTGCGGACCGGCGGGTGGCCGGTCGGAAAGATCAGCGTCGTCTACGGGGAGACATTCTGCGGGAAGACGACGCTGGCGCTCTCCTCTCTCCGCGCGATGATGAAGCTCGGGTACGCGGCCTACATCAATTTCGACCGGGACTTCAACCCCGATTACGCGTCCGCGCTCGGGATCCAGGTCGACAGGCTCCTGGTCCTCCACCAGATCCCGCCGTCTCATCTCCCGGCGCCGATCGACTTCATGGTGGTCGACTCGGTGCACGACGAGGGCGATGCCCAGGACGTCCGCGACTTCGCCGCGCACCACGATGTGACGATTCTCGCGGTGTCCGAAGAGCGGCGCTGGTACGAGCCTGTCTGGCAGAAGTACCTGACGAAGTCTTTCTTCAAGGACGCCACTGTCCGGGTGCATATGCGAAAGAGCGTGGACAGCATGAGGATGCAGGTTATCAAGAACCCGTACCACCCGGTCGGCCAGGTCTGCGAATTCAAGTGCTGCCAGACCGGTATCGACGCGCTCGACGAGATATTCCAGATTGCCCTCCAGAAGGGCCTGATCCGCAAGCAGGGCGCCTGGTACTACCTGGGGGACCAGCTGCTGGGGCAGGGCGAGGCAGTGGCTCAGCGGGCCCTGAGCGCGAGGCCGGGCCTTTACGGCATGCTTTACGACCAGGCCAGCCGGGGCTAGGACGGCATCGACAGTGCTCATTGACGGGGCCGCCTTAAATGGCCGGTGGCTTAATGGGGATGCACTCCGCCCGGTAACAGGGCGCTGGACCCGGGTTCGACTCCCGGCTAGTCCACTAGTGCCGAGTATGTTCGGGTTATATTGGGGGAGAGAGACCGGGGTCATTCCCTGGCCCAGAAGAAAGGGTACGTTCCGTGCCTGAGTATAAGGATATTTTCGAGGCCGCTGAATTAGACCCCAGGATCGCCCAGCTGCTGGTGACGCGGTCATCTCATGTTGAGGCGGCTGACCGGATCCAGATGGTCACCGGGTACGAGACCTCGGAGAAGTCAGTCCGCCGCTACCGGGGCAAGTTATCGCCGGGGGACTACGAGGCGGCCGAGCACGAGGCAGTGGCCCGCGCTCCCGTCGAGGACGTCGGCACGGGAGCGGACCTGGACGAGCCTGAGGCCGTCGTGGACGGCTCGTGGGACGGCTTCGGGCCCAAGGACAAGGCCGCACTCCACGGCAAGCTCGACGCGGCCCTGGATGCCGTCAGCGTCAGCCCAGATGACGTCGTCGGCCTGCGGGTCTCGACGTACCAGTCCCTGACCAAGGACGCCGACGGCGATGCCCACATCCACGACCTGTACGCAGTCAAGCTGCAGGTCCGGACGAAGGAGCTGGCCCCGGCCTGGCCGGTCGTGCAGCCCGCCCCGCCCGCGACGATCGTCCGGTCTATCAGGCCCGGGGGGACCCTCGCGCGCGCGGACAAGGTGACAGTGGTCCTGCCGGACACCCAGATCGGCTACCGGTTCTTCATCGACGACCAGACCTTCGACCCGTTCCACGACGAGGCCGCCATGGACGTCGCGCTCCAGGTCGTCGCCGAGGTCAAGCCCGACCGGGTCATCTTCCTCGGCGACTTCCTCGACCTTCCGGCGTTCGGCCGGTACGAGCAGGAGCAGGCCTTCGCCGCCACGACCCAGAAGAGCGTCGACCGGGGGCACCGGTACCTGGCCAGCATCCGGGCAGTGGCGCCGGACGCCGAGATCGATGTCCTCGAGGGCAACCACGACCGGCGCCTGCAGAACATGATCGTGAACAACGCCAAGGCCGCCTTCGGGCTCCGGCAGGCAATGGACGTCAGCGGCTGGCCCGTCCTGTCGGTCCCGTTCCTGTGCAACTTCGCCGACCTGGAGGTCAACTATGCCGAGGGGTACCCGGCAGGGCAGCTGTGGATCAACAACAACCTCCGCGTCATCCACGGGACCAAGGTCCGCAGCAACGCCAGCACTGCCGCAGCCGTCGTCCACGACGACGACGTCTCTACCATTTTCGGCCATATACACCGCGTGGAGACGCAGTACCTTACCCGGTCTAACAGATCCGGCGGAAGGACTCTCGTGGCGCATACGCCCGGATGCCTTTGCCGTATCGACGGAGCCGTTCCTTCTGTGAAGGGCTCGACAGATCTTCTCGGCCGGGCGGTGGAGTCCTTCGAGAACTGGCAGCAGGGATTATCGGTGATCCACTACGAGGAAGGCGACGGCGGCTTCGCGATCGAGTCGCTGTTCATCGACACATTCCGGGGCCACAAGATCCGGTACAACGGGAAGATCTACACACCAGGAGGAAACTGATGTCCAGGCGGAGCCAGTTACGCAAGTCCCGCAAGTACCTGATGGCCCACCGCCGCGAGATCATCGCGGCGTACTGGAATACGCACAAGAAGCAGCTCGGGACAGTGGTCGACGGCAAGTACTGCCATCTCTACGCCCCGGCGCACGTCCAGCGGGTCATGCGCGGAGAAGACCCTGTCCGCCCGGTACTCATCTGTAACGGTACCGGCAAGATCGTCCAGTGACTTTTCTCGACTGCCCCGGGTACCTCGACGAGCCGGGAGCGGAACGGTGCTGCCTCCCGGCCGAGGTCGAAGGCGAATTCGTCGTGCAGTCGACAGACGGGCCCCTGAAGTGCGTGCGTATCCGGTGCATTGCCGGGCACTTCTTCCAGGGGCCCGTGCACGCCCTGGCTTTACCGGCAGAATGATATCCTGAACCAGTGAACCGTGACTTCGATGACCTGGTTCAGCAGGTCCGCCCGCCCCGCCCGGAAGTACCTCCGGCGGAGGTCCGGGCGATGGAGCGACAGCAGGTCTTCCACTCGCACCAGCCCGGGGGAGTCCAGCACGGTCCGCCACCGGACAGCGGGCCCGTCAACCGGGCCGACATCTGCGTCCTCGACGAGCGCGGCGGCCACCGGAAGCTCGGCATGCGGTGCCCGCACTTCAAGGACTTCGATCCGGACGCGGTTACCGAGGTGAGGTTCTGATGTCCGCCCAGGACAACCTGAACTCCCGGCAGTTCTTCCGCGCCTCGCCCGCATACCGGAACGAGGCACAGAACGGGCTATCCTACGGAGAAGGCGAGTCGGGCCCCGGCGTATATCTCACTGATACCGAAGAGCGCGCTCAGGTTTACATGCCGGTACACGCACCTGGTCATCTGCTGTCTGTCACGGCAAATGTCAGTAATCCACTGGTGCGCAGACCAGATGAGGCAGGAGACCCGGGCGAGCGGGAATACATGGAACTTCGGCGGGAAGTAGGGTACGGTAAGCCAGATGCATGGCACGCTGCGCTTGCAAGTCGTGGTTACGATGCTGTAGAGAAAAATGAGCCTGGCACAAAGCGACCCTATGAGATTGCCGTGCATCCCAGCAAGATTCTGGCAGTGAAGGTACGGAGCGCATCTGATGGCTAAGCCGCCGACGAAGGCTGAGCTGTGGAAGCAGTTCATGGCGCACCGGGAGCAGCTGCGTAATCAGCCCGTCCCGGAATTATCGCGCGAGGAGCTGTTACGCGATGAGTTCAATAACCGCGACCAGCGTGTCCCTGATGCTATCTACGAGCCGACGCAGACCTCGGATCCTTCCGACCCCCGGACTGCCTCGGCGAGGTACTGGCGTGATGAGCGCGTGATGCGCGTCGAGTGGGGCGACGGCGGGCGGGCGTACAACTACTACGAGGTCGACCCGGCCACCTGGCGCCGCTTCACCAGGGTCAAGTCCCCGGGACGGTTCATTAACCGCGTGCTGAATGCTCATCCTTACGGTCCCGCCGAATAGCTGTGATACGTTGACGGCATTAAGTCGTCATTAGGAGCAGCATGCGGAACTTACCCGGCGCGGTTTACTGGAAGGTCCGGGACCGCCTTACCCGGGCCCCGTTCTTATTCCGGGGCGTGAAGGCCCGCTCGGGGCAGGGCTGGTTCGATACCGCCGCCACGTACGAGATCGAGTATCCGTACCGGCCGGGCGTGGCCGTCGTCTTTCGTGTCTACCACCGCGCGCTTATCCTCGGGGTCCTCGACAGCCACCCCGGCATGGACGACGACGATATCGACTACCGGCTGATGCGGGCGATCCAGAGCGTCAATGGCGGGGAAGCCTATTGCCGGGAGGCCTGGGAGGACCGGGCCCGGCGGACAGTGGCCGCCTTTGCGGTGTCCCCGTCGGATCAGGCCGAGCTGTCGTCAATGCTCGGGCTCGACGACTCCCGGACGGAGATCACGGGTGCTGAGACGAACGGTAGTTAACACTTCCATACCGGGGTGGGACGGCCGGAAGTATGAAAATACGGCCGGGAAGGTCTCCAGGCTGGGCTCGGACCTGCTCCTCGACTACGCTGATACGACAGTGACCGGCTTAGGTCAGCTGCTGGATGATTACCGGAAGAGCGGGGACGGGGCGGCGCTGGAGCAGCTCGAGGAGGGCCTGCTGAACTTGTGGGCTATCTCACGCGAACTGCGTCAACGCGGAATGGTATGAGTCTTGCACGGTCTGAGCGGACAGGTATAAGCTGATCGTACCGAAGAGGAGACCACGATGCACCGGGCACCAGAAGACAGCCGCAGAACCGAGGACACGCACCACGTGGTCCCCTGGGCACTCATAGACGGACTCGTCGCCGGGCACCTCATCGACCGGGGCCGCCACGCGCACAGCCTGCGGATCGCGCAGACGAGGGGCGTGCCCGAGCTGGGCCGCCGGATGGTCCGCAACCGCCGGATCGCGGCATGGATCGTGCTCGCCCTCGGGGCGCTCGTGGCGTCCTTCGGCCTCGGGTACCTGACCTGCAGCGGCGACTTCTTCGGGTTCGCGGTGTACGAGATCATCGCGGCGCCGTTCTTGCTGTTCGCCTGGTACGCCTTCCGCATGATCCGCGAGTACTCCCGGGCTAGCTGATGCAGGAACTCAGGAACGTCGCGAAGGAGCTGGCCGAGAGGTACGGCTGCTATACGGACGAGCGCATGTACCTGGACGAGGTGCTGTACCAGATGCTGGCGGACGGCGTGATCGAGGTAGGGCCGAACCTGTGATCTGTCCTCCCTGCCAGGTCGCCGGAGAATTCAACCGGCTGGCTATCCTGTCCGGTCCTTCTGGCAGCAGCTTCCGGCAGAATGCTGAGCATATGCACGAGCAGTGCGAGAGTAAGTCAACCTGCCCGTGCCAGCATTTCATCGGGCAGGCGGTACAGGAGGAGTACCGGTGAGGCCGCGTCCTCTTCCCCCCAGTAATGCCATGCTGGTGGTGTACGTGGCTGGCTGCATGTCCGGGGTGGAGAACAGTAACCGGGAATGGTTCGAGTACATCGTGGCGAAGCTGCGCCGACGCGGGTATGCCGTTATCCCGCCGGTCGAGATCGAGAACCCGGGATACGACTACGGGGGCGCGGATTACGAGGACTTCCTCCGGGCGGATATCGAGCAGGCGCTGGTCAGGTGCAACGCCATCGTTCTCGGGCCGGGGTGGACCCGCAGCCGGGGCGCCCGGGATGAGTTCGGGTACGCGGCAGCCACGGGGAAGTTTATCTTCTTCTGGAATCAGGAAGACGAGCGGATGATCCGCATGGACGAATGGGCGGGGGCCCCAGATGGCAGTAAGACTCAAGCGACGGCCCGGCCCTCCGCCGGGAACAACCCAATCCGGGTCAGCACAACACACGACATCCACAGCCACGTCCGGGGAGAGCCCTGCTCTCAGTTCTGTGTCCTCGGGTGCCCCGGCGGCAACGGCGACGGCGACTGGTACGCGCGCTAAGAAGCGCCTGCCGTGCGGGTTCTGCAACACGAACAACCAGAAGCCGAACCATGTGTATTGCCCGGTGATCATCCGGAATGCCGACCAGTCCGCGCCGGATAAAGTCTGGCACTGCCCGTGCGCGGAGGAGAACCCTGATATACACCCGCGTGCGCGCGGGTTCTAGCCATGACTATCCGGGCCGACATTTTAGCCGCCAGGGGCGCGTACGAGGATCATGTCGCCCGGCATCACTGCTCGATGCTGACGCACTGCGAGCAGCGCAGGCACTTCTGGAATGCGTGGATGGACACCGCCCGGCAGTGGGGACAGGATTCCGACGATGACGACAGGCAGCGCGAGCACTATCAGCGCAACGTCGATCACCGGGGCACCTGATGGCGGGCAGTGGCTATCATCCCGAGGGGCATGTGGTCAAGCAATATACGGGGACATTGCGGGACGCGAGAGAAATCTGCGTGAACTGTGCCGAGGTCGACCCGGTGCCCGGCAGCGAGTGCATCGATGACCAGTAGCTAATAACCTCTGCCTGTCCCAAATTAAGATTAGGGTCACCGGACACTTATCTTTGGGGCAGTAAATGACGGCTGGCACTCTACTCGATGATGTCGGGTCGGATGAGACGCTCGAGGAGCAGCAGCTCCGGCGTGAAGCCGAAGTCGTCTTATCCCCGTCCCGGCAGAAGCTCGTCGATTTCCTCACCGACCGGCTGATGGTGGCGTGCGACTCGTTATCCGGGCACCCGCTGCGCCCGTACCAGGTTCCTTTCGCCCGCAGGATATTCGAGTCCCTCATCATCGCCGACGGCGCCCGGATCACGGCGCTGTTCTCCCGGCAGTCCGGAAAGACCGAGTGCGTGGCCAATGTCATCGCCACCGCGATGATCTTCCTGCCCCGCCTGGCGAAGGTGTACCCGGACCTGCTCGGCCGGTTCGCCGAGGGCGTCCTGGTGGGCGCGTTCGCGCCGGTCGACGAGCAGGCCGACAACCTGTTCGGCCGGATCGTGGCCAGGCTGTCCTCAGACGAGGCTGAGGCGCTCCTGAAGGACCCGGAGATCGATGACCGGGTCCGTGGCAGGGGACGCCGCGTGTGGCTCCAGAACTGCGGCTCAGAGGTCCGCAAGACCACCTGCCACCCCAAGGCGAAGATCGAGGGCAGGACGTACCACGTCATCCTGGTCGACGAGTGCCAGGATGCCGACGACAAGACCATCAACAAGTCGGTCTCCCCGATGGGCGCCTCGACCCGCGCGACCCACGTCTGGACCGGTACCCCGACCTACACCAAGAACGTCTTCTACGACCGGATCCAGGAGAACAAGCGGGACAGCGTCAAGCGCGGCCGGACCCGGCGCAGCCACTTCGAGGCGAACTGGCGGGAGGTCGCGAAGTACGTCCCGCTGTACCGCAAGGCCGTCTACGACGAGATGGACACCATGGGCGCGGACTCCGACGAGTTCCGCCTCTCGTACGAACTCGAGTGGATCCTGGACAAGGGACAGTTCATCACCTCCGACCGGTTCACCCAGTGCGGCGACATCACCGCCCAGGCCCTGGAGCGGTCCTGGCATCACTCCCCGGTCGTGGCCGGGATAGACTGCGGGCGGCGCCAGGACAAGACAGTGGTCACCGTCGTCTGGGTCGACTGGGATCACCCGGACTCCCTCGGCTTCTACGAGCACCGGATCATCAACTGGCTCGACCTCGAGGGAATGGACTGGGAAGAGCAGTACTTCCAGATCTACGAGTTCCTCCAGAACTACAATATCCACGCCGTCGGGGTTGATATCGGCGGTATCGGGGACGTCGTGTTATCCCGGCTGAAGACCCTGATGCCGCATGTCAACTTCGTCGAGTGCCCGGACGCGCCGAAGGACCAGTCGGCCCGGTTCAAGTACCTGAAGGTGCTGCTGGAAAGGCACCGGATGATCTGGCCGATGGGCGCGAAGGTACGCAGGCTTAAGGTATTCCGGAGGTTCCGGCAGGAGATGGAGGACGCCGAGCTGGAGTACAAGGGACCGAACATCTCCGTCGCGGCCCCGAATGCCCGGGACGCCCACGACGACTACGTCGATTCGCTTGCCAATGCGGTCGCCATGACGAGAGATGACAGTGGCGGCAATGCCGCCGATAACGCCGTCGTGGTTTACGAGAACTTCCTGTTCAAGCCTTCGCGCCGCTATTAGCTAAACTGGGGATAGTCGCGCGCAAAGGATCCCCCGCATGTCCGTTCCGTTTCAGGGCGCTGTTTCCGACGGCGAAGGGTCCGCTGCCGATTCGCAGACCGGCGGTAGTTACTCGTTCCTGGCACCGTGGTATGTGCGGGGCTGGTCGGCGCAGCTGAATGCTTCCGGGGGGCTGAGCTACCCGGCGCTGATCCCGGCCGCCCCTGCGGGGCTGCAGTACGCGCCGTTCCCGGCCGACCAGGCATTCACGAACATCCGGCAGTACTACTTCTCGGCCGATGCGGACCCGCTCGGCGGGTTCCTGACGTTCATGCCGGCCGAGGACATCACGATCACCGAGGACGGCGTCACCTGGCGCCTGCCACGCAGGCTGGCCGGTTCCGAGACGTACCCGGCAGTGGACAGCGGCGTATCCCCGTGGGCGTTCAGCATGGAGGGCTCCGGCGCGATCTACATCTGGCGCGGGGTGCTGTTCGTCAAGCTGTTCGCGACGGGCAACCCGAACGTCGTCACCGACTCGGGTCAGCCGCTGACTTACCACG